ATGCAGAACGACCTTCGATAGCGGTGCCGTCAACTCGTAAGAAATCGTTGTCAGCAACGCCAGACGTAAACTTCGGTACGTTCGTATTCGATATGCCCGTATCTAGCACTGCCGCAGTTCCAAGCCCTAGACTTGTTCTAGCCGTAGAACCAGATTCCGCAACAAAGTTGCTGCCGTCACCTACGATAAAGTTACCGTTTGTTACAGCAAGACCAGCAACATCTTGAAGCTGCGCGTCCAGTCTGGCGTTGGGAACAGTTCCGCTACCTAATTCAGAAGCGTTCAGAGACGTAAGACTTGCGCCGCTGCCATCTGTAAGCTGCACCGTGCCGGTAGCATCCGGCAGGGTGATGGTGCGATCAGCGGTTGGGTCAGTTACATTAAAAGTAGTTTCGTGAGAGTTGCCAGTGCTGCCCTCAAACTGAATGTGCGGGTTAGAATGAATTCCGTTACTGGCTAGGTATAACCTTCCAGTAATTTGTGTTGCACCAAACGAAAGGTTCATATGCTCTAAGCTGCTGCCGCCGACATTCGCAGAAAAACGTATAATTGCGTCTTCGCTGCCGCTTGAAACATCAGCAGTGTCCCCGCGAATAAAAGCGTACTCCTGACGATTTCCCGCGTCATCGTTGCCCGTAAAGTACAACGCGCCCAAATCATCAAAGTCTGCGGGGCTAGCGCTGTTACGGTATAGGTGCAGAGATGGGCCAATACCAGAGCCAGCATCTGTGGAGATAATGTCCACGGTGCCTGTGCCATCTGGCGTAATGCTGATGTTCCCGTTTGCGCCATCTGCAATGACGATAGAACCAGAGTTGGTGCCGCTGTTCGTATTGAGTGTTAGGTCGCCTGTGCCTCTCGTAGTTATAGATGCGTCGGCGTTAAGATCGCCAATACGAATGTTATCTGCGTTTAGGTGAACATCGCCGGTGCCGTTTGGGGTAATTCCAATATTGCCGTTTGTATTTGTAATACTAATTGTGTTGCCATCGATATTAATATTATCAACTTGCAACTCGGTAACCGCACTGTTTGTGCCAAGCGTGATGCCATCAACAGCGCCGCCGTCGATGTTTACGCTGTCGGCAGCTTGTGAAGCTATGGTCCCAAGATTGCTGGTGAGCGCAACCGTACCGGTAGCGTCAGGTAATGTAATCGTGCGATCTGCTGATGGGTCGGCGACTGTCAGCGTGGTTTCGTTGTTGTTAGAAGTGGCACCTTCAAAAAGTATGTTACGACCCGTCCCCATCGCAAGGTCTCTAACGGCAACGATTTGCCCAAACTTTAGTTGAAGATAGGTGACTTCGCTGCCAGCGTTCAAACCTTTAAATTCAAGCCTAGCGTCTTCTGTGCCGTCAGAAACATCCGCTATGCTTGTAAAAACTCGGAAATAGGTGGTGTCTTCAGCCGCGTCATTTTTGCCCACAAATTCGATTTCGCCGATTTCGTCACTGTCTGCGGGGCTAGAACTATTACGAAGCAATTTTAAAGTGGGCGCTTCTCCTGCATCAGAATCCGATGACGTAATCGTTACGTCGCCCTCGCTGCTAACCCTTAGAGCTTCTTCAAGAGTGAACGCCTGCCTTGTCCACCAAAACAACAAAATCTGATTGGTTTGCACCTTTATAAACAGAAGCAAGCCTTACATCGGCGTTATTTGCTCTCAAGTCGATAGACGCAAATGAGTTAGTGCCGGTGTTGGTGTTATTAACACGCATACCAGTGGAGAGGTCCGCCCCGGCATTAGCTGTTAAGTCTGTGGCACTACTGCTATATGCAACGTGCAGTAATTGTTGGGGATCATCAGTGCCTATGCCTAACTTTCCATCCCCATCAAGAAACACCGCCTTCTCTGCTGGCTGCGTACAGAAGATGGTGCGGGTGCCGGATGTCCAGTTGACGGCGGCATCCGAGTTACTAGACTGCAAGATCGTGGTACGAGCCAGTGTCGTGCCAGACGCCGTGTAGGTGCCGATACCGACTTCAAAGTCAGTGCCATCGGTGCAGCAATAGTAGGTGGTGTTGGAGTTACCTATCTCAGAGAATGCCTCAAAACCAGCAACGGCACCGGCCAAAGTATATGTGCCAGTGCCGGTGGTAGTGGTCGTCTCCTTGACTCGGTCCTTTAGAACCAGTGCCATGTTACTTTAACTCTATGGTTAGATTTCCTGCATTAATACGGAAGATGTCGCCGGTAGCAATCGACTTACTTGCGTCCAACGCACCGATAAACAAGACGTTACCGCCAGACCCCAGCGTGTCAAGACTGGCAGTTTCATGCGTGGCTATGAAGACATGCGTGATCACATCAGTTCCGCCGCCACCAGACGCCGTAAAGTCTATATTGGCAGCATTTGTGCAGGTCTGTTGATCTGCTGTATCTGTGGTTAGTGTCCAGCCGGAAGCCGCAACTTGTTTCCTTCCATAGCTGGTAAAGTTTGCTTCAGTGATTGTTGGACCCGCCGCTGATTCACCCGTGGAATCATTGAAATCAGATACCGCCGTCGCCAGACCAACAAAGATATTGTCGCCCGGCGAGCTAAAGGATGCGGCGTTATTTTTGAAAATCAAGCTAAGAAGCCTGTTTTCCAAAAAACTGGTTGCTGCATTTGCTGTTGCCATCGTTTCTACTCCTTATGTTCGAGGCCGATCTGGCAGACCTCTACGGTAAGCGTCTGTATTCTCCCTTGCCTCTGCAAGATCTTTCAGCCTGTTAAGAGCTTCAGAGAACTGTTTATCATAGATTTCTAAGATGTCAGGCTCGCCCTTCATGTAAATATACGCTTCGTATAGTGATCCGTAAAGAAGCGCCTTTGGAGCGTTGGTGCTTAACCATGTAGTGCCACTGTCTGCTCCAACAGTCAGTGATGCTGGCCTGTAGAAATAATGAAACTCACAAACATAGTTGCTATCCGGTGTAGGGCCTAACAAAAGATTATCGACATCAAATCTAGCGTAATACAGGGGAGTTCCGGTTGATGTGGAGTTTGTGTGTGCCTCTTGTATGAAGTTAATATCCTTTGGCAAAAGGAACTGCTTAGAGCTTCCGTTTGTTATAGATAAAGAAAACGAAGCCAGAAAATCTGTTGGGAGAGATAAAAACGGATCATTTTGAGTTAGCGCACTCGTAGCATTTTTACGAAAATACTCAAGATCGACCATGTAAAAGATGCGATCTTCCGCCGTGCGGATAAACCTAGAGATGTTGTTTACAAACGTCGTCTCTGTGTTTTCAGTGAAATCCTGAATAGCCGTTTTGAGTTCTGCGAAAGTAAACGACATTTGCCCCTCTTATGCTAACGGCGTAACAGGACCGGCGCTTGCTATGCCGCCGCCCCCGGTTTTGTTGCCGATGTTTGCCGTATCACTAACAGTGAACGTATAAGTGTCAGAATCCACCTTTGTTATCGAATAACCGGACGACGCCTCGACAACAGCCTTGGTTATACCATCAAAATTATCAACGCCCCTAAATCTTACGGTGTCAGATGTGCTTCTTCCGTGATTCACCTCTTTCACGGTTATGACGCTAGATCCCGATGATCCTGTTGTAAAGGGATCGCTTCCCAACAATGATATTGATTCAGGCTCCTCCCTGTCTGGCCTTGACTCCCTCAATGACTGAGGGTCATCGACCCTGACCCTACCCAGAAAGTTCTGAGGATGATCAGGGTCAACAACATCAAAACCAACCTTGAGGCCGGTCTTTACGCCATTCTGGTATTCATCAACAAGCTGATCCAGAGGATATCTGAATCCTGTCCTGTCGCAAAAACCAAATGCGTATTTGCCTCTGGCATTAGTCATCATTTGTATCCGCGTACAAATTGTCGAAGATCTGAGTCGTATCCAAGGTGTAGTCCAAATCAGACTTTGAGTAATGCACATATTGGGAAGGAAGGAAGTCGGGCGCTCCCTCTCCTGTCTCAAACCATGCGGGATGCGTTACTCTCACTCTGTTGTTCGGCAGAGCCACAATATTTCCTGTCCACTTTCCAGCGTCCAGAAGCTCAAGAACATGGCTCTGCTTGTGTTGTGCGGGATCATCCGCGATCTCACTGTCTGTATAATCGACAGTGAAATAGTATTTTGCTGGGTAGAACTCGCCATCAACCTTGGCAAGCCACGGGCAGGGCGTGGCCCTGTCCATGACATACACCGAGTGATTTCTAGACGAACAATCCCATGGTTGCGCTGCATGCACAGGCATTGGCTCAGGCCAATCTTCAAACAGAGTGTCACCAGCCAAAGCAGTAATCGGCATCCTAGCCCACATGGCACCGCCATGGACATTCGGGCCACCTTCATCATCGACCTCACAGCCGGTGAATATCATCTGAAAGCTCAGACAACGGTTCGGAATTGTAGTTACTGCGATTGCCATAGCATGCAAAAACTCACCGTGATACGCGCTGTGATTATGGGTATACTCACGGCGCACCCAACATTTGAAGTGGGGTATATTGCTTTGTAGATACGGCATTAACCTGCTCTGCCAAACCTCTTACCCCGTGTCGCCGCGCCAGCACCACGAACAGTGCCGCCCTTAGACATCCCCTTTTTCTTCATAACTCCTCCCTTTTTCATGCCTTTCTTCTTCATCATCCCGCCACCGGCCATTTTTGCAGAACCGGGACGATTTGGCTTTACAGCGGACATCAGCCTCTGAAGCATGTTCGGCTTCTTTTTCGGCGTAGCCATCGCCTTCTTGGCCGGTGCCTTCTTAGCAGCACGACTCCTACGAGCCTTCTCCATTGCCGCCTTAGAGCCGTCCTTAGAGGCCTTTACCTTTGCCGCCTTAGTAGGAGACGGTGTGGTCCTCGTCTGCGCCCTCATGCCCCTCGTAGCAGCCTTCTGGGTGCCTTTATCCTTGGAGCGCAGCATATTCATCTGTGTCTTGGACAAACCAGCATATGGGTTTTTAGAAACGGCCCCAGAGCCACCCGGCTTTGCAGTGTTTGGAATCTTGATACTTTGGCCGACACGAATCATGTTTGCGTTCTTGATGCTGGGGTTTGCATCAAGCAG